CAGCGGCTCAACGTCGGCGCTGATTTCATAAACGATGCTACCGGCGTTCTTCTCACCTGCCATCGGTTTCTCCAGATAGATATTCGTTACTTAGATATTGTTTTATCCATAATTTTCAATGATATTTGAATAGCCACCGCATTGATTTCGCGGACCTGCTCTCGAATGGATGACTAAAATGCAAACGAAACTTATTGCCGAATTAAAGAAAATCGAACATGGAATCAAGAAAAATGCTGGGAAGAAAATTCCATATTCCCACCCTGCATACGATCAATTAATTGAGGACTTTTCAGCTCAAGATAAGATATTCAAAGATGTTGATCCAAATGATGTTGATTACCAGATTGCTCATGACCTGATCCTCGCTATTGATAATGAGCTTACCGCTTTACATGATAGAGAGCAGATAATGGGCTCCTTTGGAGACAACCTACCAAGCAGGCCACCATTTAAACGTTTATAAGTTTTGATCTATATGCCGCCATTCTTGTCTTGCCCTTTTTGCTCTTCGGGCAAGATAAGCATCTGCTACGGCGTCGTACTCTTCTCTCGTAAAACCTTTCTGGTCCGGGTATTTCGCCGCCAGCAGCATCTGAAATTCGGTCATTGTTAACTGAGAGGCTTCGGCGCGATTCATGCCGAAGTGGCTACGTGCAGCGCTGATGTAGTCGAAGGCCTTAAATTCTGTAGTTCGTTCACCAGTTTCGTGGCGCTGCAACTGGCGGACTTTGGCTTTACCGACGACCCCGTGCTGCATGAGGTGCTGCGCCAGCACGATGATGTCGTTCTTCGGCATCTGGCCCGGGCGGTAGACGACACAATGCCGCCACCCTTTCCATTCACCGATCATTGGCGTCAGGTCGTCCTCACAGCACGCCTGTAGCACAAGCATGCACGTCGATAACAGCTTCTCGGCTGCGCGGCTGAAAGAAGGAGACATCCATTCAGGAAAGCGCCCCAGCGTGCCAGCGCACACCTCAATGAGATGAGCGACATCATTGCCGTGGATGGTGGCGTATGCCTGCACAATCTCTTCCGGAGTGCCGATCCTGGTCATGGCCTCGAATGAAGGTCGCAACAGGTAATCTTTCCCGCCTTCGCAGCTGTCGCTGATAGACAGTTCGCCAATATCGGTTAAAGCAGTCATAGGCCTTCCAGTAAACGGTCATTATCAAGGGCAGCACGCCGCCCTTTGGAATGTCCGTTAGGTAACGGTAACCGTATGCACGGCCACAAAGTTGCCGTCTTCGGTGTTGATGATTATCTGCGCGCTGCCGGTGGCGACGCGCGTCACGGTAACGGTGTTTCCGGAGGCGGTAGCCGTTGCTTTGGTCGCATCGGTAGTCGCTACAGTGAAATCTTTGTTTGTAGCGCCGATTGGTGCGATGTTCACCGTGAAGGTGCTGGTGCCGCCTGCTGTGCCGGTGCTGGTTGCCGGAGTTACCGTTACGCCAGTCACTGCTACAGCAGTCAGTTCGTTCACTTCGATGGTGCTTGCGTCACCGACTTTGAACTCAGTAGAGAACGTGACGATGTCGTTACTACCTCCGTCTGAACTGAGCGCACTGATATTCATATAACCAACAAACTCTACCGGGCCGTAATCCATTCTTACCCACATTCCAGGCTGACGTTTCGCTTTTAATTCTGTAGCGAAGTAGGTAATGAATTTGCCAATGCCATACTGGTCGAGCTTATCCTTCTTACGAACCTCCCCCTCGAAGCTGATCGTGAAGTCGCTGTTAGTGATGATTGTCTCTACGTAGCCTGCCCCATCATCTGCGTCAGAAGTTACTGAGTTAGGGTTGAAGTCGAAGCCTTTCGACGTACCAGCGGCCAGCGCCATCCACTCACCTTCGAGTGGTTTGACGTCCGGGCAGCCATCAGCCACTTCGAGCACGACGGCAGCTCCAAATAGCCGCTCATTTGAGTTACTGCAATTAGCCATCTTTGACCTCTTTTAGCCATAAAAAAAGGCCGCCAGATGGCGACCTTGGTTAACGATGTTTGGTCTTATCGACCGTGGTTTTCATGATACCCGAAGCGTTTTTCCGCTTCCTTTCTGACGGCGATTGCCTCTTCTAAGGTGTCGAAACAACCAAGCCACACTCTCTTCCCACCTTCCTGAATAAAGCTTCGATATTTTCCGTTATCGCTTCGGCGACAAACTCCCATGTGCCCAGAAGTATTAGTGGATCTCTTCTTCTGGTTTCTGGAATTGGCGCTAGGCGTGGATTGCACAAGATTAGAGATTCTATTGTCAGTACGAATGCCATTCACGTGGTCAATAACATCCTTTGGGTACTCGCCGTAGTGAATGGCCCACGCTATGCGATGCGCGAAATGAGGACGCTTATTCAGCGTAATCCATACATAGCCTCTCGCCATGACAGATCCAGCAATTTTACCAGCGTATTTTTTATTAAATCCGCCATCAGCTTTGGTGGAGTGTTCGAAATGACTTAACGGCCTTTCTTTCCAAGTTAGCTCACCGGTTTCAGGATCGTAATGAAAACATTCCTGCAGATATTCAACAGGTAGCTCTTTGTCTTTAGCTATTTCCATAATAAACCTCACAGTAGGTTTCACAGATGGAGGTGCGCGGCAACGGAGTCTGTGTTCTCCGCTTTCGACTGGCCGGTCTAGCCGCGCAGTGAAATTATATCACTCTGCATAGGTGCAGGCGCACTGGAGTCGGAAGACTATTCGCCCTTCTTCTGTGAGCACCGGCGCGGGAATTGCGCCCATGTTCTGGATGTAGCCGACACACTCGTCAGCCATGGGGTTGGCCTGGACGTAATCGACGATGCGCTGTACGGCATTGAGTGCGTCTTTGCGCTTATCTTTTGCACCTACGACGTCGACCAGGACGTGATACTCAGAGCCGAGGTCAGTCCGAATATTCGACCCGCCGTTAGGCCTGAACACCATGATCGCCTTCGACAGATCTCCAGGGTCGTCGTACATCAGCTGCTGCACCGTGAAACCGGTAGTTAGCCCGGCGTCGCCGAACATGTTGCGCACCCGCTCGT